CTTAATGGTGGTACATTACTAGCAAACACAGCTGGAAAATGGGCTTCTCTTGTATGTGATGGGTCTAGTGCTTGGTACGTTTTCGCATCAGGTTAAACATTTAAATTTAATTAAAAATAATTAAATTTATTTACTATATATAAAATGAGCAATTTATCTATTGTTAATAATGATATGGATGTCAACGTATTGAATTCTCTTTATCCTAAATACCCAGGTCAGATCAGTCTGATTACTGCAATAACTGTTCCACAAGTACTACCAAATGATGCATCATATGTATTTTGTTCAAGCGGTGCAGGTGTAATTAACTTAGTTTTACCTTCAGCAGCACCTGCAGGTAAAAATCTATTTATTGTGAACAGAACTGGTACTCCAACTGTCTCATCTCAAAGCGCAGCTGGAACTAATCTTGCAGCCGTGATTGATATTGAAGTTGATCCAAATGTATTACCAGCAGTTCCACAAGTTGGTATTTTGCCAGCGGTTGCTAGTTCATGGGTCCATTTGGTTTCCAATGGTACATATTGGGTTGCCGTTTCCAAGAGTAATTTGTTACCTGCTGTTTAATCACTTCATATGAATATGTCAAATATAAATAAAATAATTATTTTATTTATATTAATAAATGTCTTTAGTAATCGTAAATGATAATGTGAGTTTATCCGAACTCAATCAAGTTGTTGTTAATTCTTCTGTGTCAACTTTTCGTAGAATTGACCCAGTAACCAAAACTGGCACATTCGTAGTTAATGATACGTTTGATACATATATATATAATTCAGCTTCTGCAGTTACTGTAATTTTACCTTCAGCAGTTTTGTATTCTGGAAGAGCATTGCATTTCAGAAATACAACTAGTAATGCAGCTTCGTTAAGTTCAGATGCTAGTAATGTTGTTCCAATAGCAGGTGGAGCTGCCACTGCTTTAATTATTGCTTTAACAGGTCTTGGTAAATCTGCTACTCTACTTAGTAATGGTACTAATTGGGTTATTATTAGATCTATTTCTCCCGCTTAAAACAAATTTAAAGATTATGTTATATAATAAAAAAGAGCAAATACAAGATTTGTATTTGCTCTTGTAGCTCAGATGGTAGAGCGTGTGGCTGTTAACCACAAGGTCCTTGGTTCAAACCCAAGCAGGAGCGATAATTAGGTTCTTATACTATATTAGTATAAGCCCCTGTGGCGAAATTGGATATCGCGTAAGACTTCTAATCTTAAGATTGCGGGTTCGACCCCCGCCAGGGGTAATACAATTGATTTGTTGTTCAAATCTTAAACGTTATTATAATGAAAGAACTTTAAAATTTGAATGACAAGTCAATTCAAATTTTGTGAACTTATACAATGATTGTATAAGCTCCTTTAGCTCAGTCGGTAGAGCATTGGTCTTATGAGCCAAGGGTCGCCAGTTCAAGTCTGGCATGGAGCAATATATAATCTATTACTTTCGGTAATAAATTATACGAAGTTTGTGGTTGTTTTTAATACATAATTTTTACTCATTTACGAGACATAGCATCCATTATCTTTTTCATCTGTTCTTCTGAAAATCCACCTTGTTTTTTAACTGCTTCCAAATCATCTTTAAACTTTTGCTTGTCGATTCCAAGTTTCTTAAAATTCTTATCAATAAGTAATTCTTTTTTGACGTTTGAGCTTCGTTTTAAGCTTTGGTCGTTAATTTTATGTTTCAGCTTGTTTTTCAGTTCGTTATTTCCGTCCTGTTGTTTACCCTGTTGTTGTGAATTGTTCATTTACGATATAGTTATATATCGTAAACATATCTTTAAATTTATACCTTATTTCTTTTTTGTAGACTGGATTGTCCATCTGTATGTAGCGGGTGCGATTTGAATAAGATGATTGGGTTGAATATATACAATCTTATTGTAGACTGAAGTTGAATACTTTAATGATAGTTTGTATAAGTTGTCGTTCGTAAAATTGATGATGTTATAAATTGTATCGATAAGTTCAAGTATTTGTTTTTCAATTGTAGATGAGTTTAAATTATTCAATGTTTCAACTATTATAGTTTTGAAAGTCATAAAGATTTGATGTGTTTCAGCTTCTTTTTCAAACTTATTAAAAGATTTTTTTAGATTCATCTTATATTGCTTTTCGGAAGGATAAGCGTTATTAATGAGTTGTTCTCTGTATGATTCAAATGTATTTTCACCTATATCTCTAAAGTTGTTAGTATTATAATCTTCATCGACTTCAATAACGAACCGATAAAAATCTTCTAAACACGAGATTGCATCAGTCTCTAAATATCTAAATTTCAAAGGATTGTGAAAGAATTGAGGTATTTGTTGACATAATGGAATATCTCCTGGAACCCTTGGTGCATTTCCGTTGTTCATTTTCCTTTGCCAGTCATAGAAGTGAGGATTATGTATTCTTCCATTTTCAATTCTTCGTGTATTCCAATCAAATGCTGTGTGACAATTGATACACCACATCTGATTACAGCCTTCTATTTTGTAGATGTTGATACCGCATTTAGGGCACGCTTTCGTTTCTTTTTGAATTGCTTTCATTGTTTCAACTAGATTGGGGTCGCATACGTGTTCGCCTAGTTCTTGAGATTTGGTTTCTTCAACTTCAATCTCTTCTTTTTCTTCATTATCGATAATTTCAGCGTCATTAGCAATTCCTTTTTCTTCACCACAATGTTTACAGTATTTGGTCTTACAGGTTCCACATATCCATTTTGTAGATAAGAGTCCTTTACAGTTTGTTTTTCCACAGTTTCTAATAAACTGTAACTTGTCTTTATTTGAACCCGATATCAGTTTACTTTTTCTCGCATTGAGATTAATTATATCTCTTGAGAAATTTGTGAGTTTTTCTCGTAGAACCGATTCATTATTGGTATTGATGAGTGGATATTCACCGCAAAACTTGTTATATTTCTTGAGAGAATCACATATTCTAAACATATAATCGAAGTTGAACATCATTTGTTCTATGGCTCGAATTCGTTGAGTAATAAGTTCAGCTTCTTTATGGTTTTGAATCTTGATTTGTGTTTTAGGAAGGAGTGATTTCTCCTTTTGAAATAGCTGTTCAAGTTTAAAATCTCTGAATTTAGAATAGATTGATTTTCCAAGTGTTTCAAAGATGTAGTTATCAGACCATGTTTTATTGCAATTTTTAAACATGCATGTAGCATTGCCTGTTGTGTTAAGGAGATAGTAGGTAACACAGGAACTACAGCACTTTTGAAAGCAAGCGTGGCATTCAATTGGTTTTCTCATTTGAGATGTATATTTTTCATAGCATATTTGACATTCATTATCTTCTGAATTCGCTTTGGTTTCCTGTGACATTTCTTTCTTTATTAAAACTAATTTTTATATCAAATCAAATTTATTTCAACGATATTTTGAATTGTAAATGTGGTATATAGATAAATATCTACCGAAGCATAACGTAGCTTTTGAATGGTAAAGAGTATATACTTATGATTTGAACTTACAACTTTGTAGATAATAAATATATAGAATTATCTCCTTTTTTGAATTGTAAAAGAGTTTATCTTTTATAATCTTACTTTGAATTGAAGTACAACTTTAACTTATCTTCTTTACTTTTACTTTTGGAGATAATAAATATATAGAATTATCTCCTTTTTTGAATTGTAAAAGAGTTTATATTTCGTCTGACATTTGTTGATAACCAGATGAGAACATTTCCATCTTCATTTGTGAACGAACATTGAAATCGAAGAATTTAAGTTTATCGTATCGTAATTGAATGATTTTACACTTGTTAGAAGCTTTGGATATTCTATGTTCAACAGATTGTTGAATGGGGATAAACATAACCTTATAGATTAATTCTAGGGTATTCATATTGGGTTCGAATTCTTTTATCTGTTGTAATAGATTAATGCCTAGGATTTTGTTTCCGATATTGTCCGCATAATCAACAGGAAAGTTATCAGATACACCACCGTCGATATAGAAACTGTTACCGTATTTGTAGTTTTCAAAGATAAGAGGGAGATTAGATGTCATTCTTAAAGCTGTAATACAAGGTAAATTAGGATAATCTTTATAGTTTAGAAAAACATTTTTTGATTCAGTTAAATCATAAGTTGTACAAACCAGTTCTTTATCAAAGTTGGTTTTTAGGTCTTTTAATGTCGGTAGATAACCAATTTTTAGAATGGTCATTTTCTCTACTTGTTCTTGAATAACGTTAAAGGAGCATGCTCCTCTCCCTTGAACAAGACTGAAAACATTAAAATTCTGCATCTTTTCAAGGAGTTGTTGTGTACAAACGTAGACGATAATTTCTATAGGAGTATAGCCGATAATAAGAAGGTAGCAAATCATTGCTCCCGATGATGTTCCAATGTAGTATTTAAGGTTGCGATGTAGATAATTATCATATACATATTGCAGAGCTCCTAATGTAACTATTGATTTAGCAGAACCACCAGCTAAAACAAGTGTGTCGTAGTCATGATATACCAATTCGATTTCAATCTTACTTTTTTGAGATTTAGATTGATTGATTTCGGAATCGTTTTGGTTATCTACTATCGATTCGATATTGATTTCTGGTTTGATTTCTATATGATTAGTCATACTATCTTCATCTGTTGAATTCTTTATTTCTTCCATTATTTGGTTTAAAATAGTTTCTTTTTATATCATTTATAGATTAAGGACTTTTTTCGATAGGATTATCGTTAGAATCAATAGGACAACGATTATAATGATATATAATGTATTATCGTTGTGATAGAATTTGGAACATAAAGGACAGTCTTTAATGTGATTGCAAACATCTAAGCAATTGAGTTTTGTTGGTAACGGTGTAGGTTCGTAGAATTCCTTTTGACGAATAGGTTGTTCTTCAATATAAATTTGAGCTTTATTTCCTTGATATGGTTCAAAATTATTTATGTGTTTCATATTCATACTATTATTATTATTCATACTATTATTCATACTATTCTTATTATTCATACTATTATTATTATTGTAGTCTTGTCGTGAATGATTCCTGATATATTTATTCATTTTTGGTTCTACATTTCCCATACCGCTTTCCCCCATCTTATATGAATTTTCTATATCAGAAAGCTCTGGTAAATCCTCTATTCTAGTTACATTAGGCAATGGCATTTATTATATGATATATAATAAATTTCAAATTACAAAACTTTATCTACACTTTCAAGAGCACCTTCAACCCATCCTTGATAAGTACTAATCATTTCACCTACAACAAGTATATTTTCTCTCGGATGTTGAGCTCGTTTTATGAATGATTCAAATGATTTATATTTTGGAAATAATGGTTTATAATAATGAGTTCCTTCTTTCCAATTGTATACTTTCATTCCCGACATCGAAATTTGTCCTTGAATTCCAAGTGCTTTTTTCAATAATCGAGAAAAGTAATTACGATTTTTTAGGTTGTTCTTCAGTCTTGATTGTATAGCTAAACTATGTTTATTGTCATTATAGGCTATCATGTACACTCCATTCTCTTTATTCATAGGTATTACCTTTTGAAGTGGACCTTTGACAACTGTAAAAGTATGTAGTTTTTTATTTATAATTTGAGCTGATTGACGGTTAAATTTTCCGTAGATTCTAACGAATGGTTGACTTTGAATATAATCATATATTCGATTATTTAGTAATTTTCGAACTGTATTTACGGTAGAAGCAATAATAATTTTTTTACTTTTAAAGATTTTAATACTTTTCATATTTTTTGATTTTATAAAAAAACAGTTTCCTTTTCTACTGATTTTTATTACATTTTGTTTTGTCTTAATATTTTCGTTTCCAATTTGATTAGCAAGTGATTCTGTTAACTTTTTCCATGGAACAGAGAAAGCCTTCCAATTTCCTGCGTTATCTTCCATGCCGTATCGATAGAGAGTATTCTTGACGTCTTCATTTTCATAGTCTGAATAGCCTGATGAAAGGACGAATTTATTATACTTTTTGATTCCTAGTTTTTCAATAGCAAATGTTTTGAAGGTTGTATGAACTGGATTTTTTTCGTATTCAATTTTCAAGTGTTCAATAGCTTTCAATATATCGATTCTTTTGAATCCACTGGATACTATTTCAGATGTATAAAAATGAACTGGAATTTGTAGTTCTTTTAAGAGATTGAGAAGTCTCTTATCTTTTGATTTTCTACCAACACCAGCTCCTGAAAGAATAGTAGAACCATAGAATTGGTCTGAACCAGCTCTTCCACCAATTGCTTTTTCCCTTTCTAAAATAAGTATATTGTAATTTGCATTCTTTTGTTTGAGTTTATAAGCAGTGTACAATCCAGCAATACCAGCTCCAATAATAATATAATCATACATTTATTATATTAAGTATTTTATTTGTAGTAATAAATGGACGATGATGACTATATAGATGAACCTGTTTTTCAACAGTCGATAAATGCATTTGCTCAAGCTGGTTTTGCTCCTCTTGGTTTAGGCACATTAGATGTCCTTGGTATGAATAAGAAGTTTGATGCGAAGGGACATTTCAAGGAGACAGTCAATGCAATCGCTCAACAACTGAGAGAAGATAGGATTAAACTATCTGGAAATGATTTGGAACAGCTAATTGAGACAGTAGATATATTGAATGAACCACAATATAAAAATCCAACTGCTTATCTACTGGGTTATATCGCTTCAGAAGGAGGGAGAGATATAAACAGAAAGAACGTAAATAATGTTTTTAAAAATGTATTGAAATCAGTATCAGACAAGAGTGTAAAAGAAGAAGATGTATTAAGATATACACGGTTATGGTATAATCTGGTGAGGGAAAGAAGAGAATAATAATATAATTTCAATTGGATTTTCAATTGAAATTATGAATCTGTATTTAATTGTCGCTATCGCCTTCATCCATTCCGAAAGGGTCTGCATAACTGTGTTGATTATCGTCATTATAACCAAGATCCATTCCGAAAGGGTCTACATAACGGACTGGATTGTTACCATTACGTTCAGGTGAAGATGTAACGCTGTTATTCTTCATTTGAGATAGTTTAGCAGAAGCATCATTCTTCATTTGAGATAGTTTAGCTGAAGCATCATTCTTCATTTGTGCTAGTTGACCTGGTGCATTGTTCTTCATTTGTGTTAATTTAGAAGAAGCATCAGTCTTCATTTGTGCTAGTTTAGCAGAAGCATCAGTCTTCATTTGTGCTAGTTGACCTGGTGCATTTTTCTTCATTTGTGCTAGTCTAGCAGAAGCATCAGTCTTCATTTGTGATAGTTGACCTGGTAATTCTTTTCTGTTATCATATAACTTTTTCCCAAGGAAACCAATAGATAAAACAGTTGATGCTACACCAATCAAAATACCGAATGTAACTAAAGCAGAATCGCTTTTGCTGAGCACGGCACCACATTTTTTAAGTTCACTTGATACTATTGAAAACAATACAATAATAACGATACCCAAAACAAGGTTAAAACTCAAGTACATTAATTCCGATGTTGATTCAGGTGATGATTCAGATGAACAATTTCTTTTACAAAGAATATATCCGACAGAACTCATAAATAGAACAATACCAACAACAAGGATGCCTCGGTTAGCATTTGCCAATTTATTTTGCTGGACACATTTACTACTTTTTTGTATAGCGCTACTCAATTTAAAACTAACTAGAGTCAAAAATAGACCTAGGACTCCTAAAACGTATGATAAAATAGTATTATTTAGTTTCATTTATACTAACAAAACAATTATTTTATTTTAAAATAAATTTTAAAATAAATAAGTATAATTAACCTCGTCATTTTTGAATATTCTATGCGGTAAAAGTAAATGGAGATTATCGTTCAAAAACTCAATCATTTCATTTCCTTCCTCTTCATCTATCGTTCCTATATCGATATTTATTTCGACTTCATCATATCGTTTCGAGTCTCTTTTAGTCCTTGTTGAAATCGATACAGCTTTTGCTATCTCTTCAATTGAAAATGAACTTGAAGGAGTAAAAAATGAATTGACAAATATAAATGAGTTTTGCAATTTGATATGCAACGTCGAGTCTAAATTCAAATTGGTCATTTTTTTTGTTAACATATTATTATTTGAATTGGAATTCATGATTGGTTCGTCGTTTATGAAGTTATATTTATCTAAAGAATCCATATTGGAATTCAATTTAGAATCTTGTTTTTTCTTTATCTGTTTTAATTCTTGATTGCATTTGTGTTCATCTTCTGTGTCTTCTAAACAGAACCAACATATAGATTTACGATTGGTTTCAGCCTTTAATTTCTTGAATTGAAGAATCCGATTGTATTCAGTTTGTGTTTTATTGGCATGACAGGTTGGACATAAAGCCATTAGGTTAATAATATCATCGTTATGGCATATACTAAACGGAACAATATGGTCTACTTGATAAGAAGGAGGTAATGACTTTTTACAATATCCACATTTCCAGTCTTGAGTCGAACTTACAAATTTCTTTTCTCGTTCCGTTAATTTCCTTTTATTTAAACTCATTTACAGTTTGATTTGTTATCATTTTATAATCTTATATTTTTAAATAGCATTTAAAGAGCTACTTTTCTTTAAATGTTTCTCTATCCGGTACATGAAATATATGAAATAACGCATCCATATGACAGGGTGAATCAATCGCATTATAATCCCATCTTATGTTTTTCCAGAAAGGAAATGTCCTCCATATGAAGTTAAAAACCTGAGCTTCAGAACAGAACGTAGGTTTATGATAAGCCAGACAAGAATCAAAACTAGCAAATGAACTTCTAAACTCATCTGTCCACGCAAAATCAGTCCAAATAGATATATCATTAAATGAACTCAGAAATAAATGCAATATTTCCTTCCTACCATAAACCAAAGTATCCATACAAAAATAGATTGTATTATCAATATTAATATCATTCTCTAAAAGTAATATTGGTCTCAAGCTTATAATCTTCGTATCGAATAGACGACATAACAATATATAATCATATTCATCGACCGAGCTACCCAAGAACAATTCCCAGAGAACATATCTTCTATACCACATATTAGCAGTAAACCACATCTTATCACCCCAACCAGCTTTACCTTCTCCAATACTGATAAAATGGTTCATTATCTCCTTATCCTTCTTATGATACCATACTAAGTCTTCCCAATAAGATATGAGCTTGATTTCAACTTGTTCATTCATAAAAATATTTCGAACTCGATTTACAGTTAAATCAGAGTAATTTCCTCTAGGGTCCCTATCTGTTAAGATATATACATCATATACAATATCAGCTTGATTATTGAACGACTTTTTTATCTCTTTTAAATTATGTTGTAATATGATACTTGCTGTTCTAAATTGCCCAAAAACTAATAATGCTACTCGTTTCATTTAAACTGTTGTAATTTTTTTTTATATAATAAATGAGCTTTTGTAAAAAACCCAAAAATATCAATGCTGATAACCAAAATCGATTAGATGCTTATCTCTTTGGTCCTACGTATAATCCTGCCGATATAACAATAAACAATAAAGGAGATAGATGTTTAATCAACATCGGTAATCAAGGTCCTAAAATCAGTACTAATCCCAACTGTTACATGTTTTCTATGAGTGATAGACTTGGATCAGGTAGTTATGGAACTGTAGTCAAATACATCGATACTAATAAACGAGTTGCTTTTGCAATCAAGTTTACAAGTAGTAACGAGGAAGAAGAAATATCAAACGCCCTAAATAACTCCAATTGCAATACTTTGAAAGTCAGACATTCAGGCAAGAATTGGACTGTAGCAAGTAGCATTTCGAAATTTTCTAATTTTTCATACTTTATGGAACTTGCGGATGGAGACCTATCCGGATTTCTTATGGATAATAATATTACTCCTGAATTGAAAAACAACCCAAAAATATTCTTAGATATAGCTGAAACAATCAGGAATCAATTGATATGTCTCTTTCGTCTGGACAACAAGTATGTTTACACCGATATTAAACTAGGAAATATACTCTATAAATGTGATGAAAACAATGTCATTCATTTTATGTTGGGAGATTTAGGTTCGGCTGTTCCATCAGCTTCGGGAGATTATGCGGCGACCTATCCTCCTGTCAACTTTTCTACAGGACTTTTCAAACTGAAAACAATGAGAGAAAAAGAATCCACTCTTGCATGGCAAATGGGTATACTATTATTACTATTATTCCCATTTTATATGTTTTCTACTCGTGCTCAAGTAATCAAATATAAGAATGAAAATACAGATAAGTTAACTTGGGGAAGTATTAAGACTGTAAACGCTTCTGATATTGAGAAATTTAAAGTTAATTTAGACCAACTTGAAAATGGTTTATACGCGGAAACCGCTTTGAAAAGTCCTAATTCACCTTTGTTTAGAACCTATATCGATAGTAATCTTTCTATAAGAGAAAAATCTATATATACCCCTATTATCAGTGATGATTTGCGTCAATCTATTCAGATGACACCACCTCAACCTCAATTTGTACCACAACCCCAACCTATGCCTCAACAACCTTCTCCTTTTCCTGAACCTATGGCACAACAAGCTGTAAATCTATCAAAACTAACAGTTGTTCAACTTAAAGATATAGCTAAAAATCTAGGTTGTTCAGGATATAACAAAATGAGGAAAGTCGACCTTATCGCGTTTCTCTTTCATTGTAAGAAAAATGCAGGTAGACCACCGGTAGGAAGACCTCCTGTTGCCAGACCACCAGTAGGAAGACCTCCTGTTGCCAGACCACCCGTAGCTAGACCACCCTTAGGTAGACCACCCGTAGTAGGAAGGTC